TTAGGATGAGATCTGAAGACAGAAAGCCCTCGAGGAGGGTCTTCCCACTACTGCAGAACCTCGACCTCGATACTGTGACGTTCGCCCAGGTGCAGAGCACTGGCGAACCCATCACGATCCAGGACATGAACGAGCAGGAGATGCTCGACCTGATCATAGTCAATCTGGCACGCCTGGCTGTAGCTGGTGAATGGAGTGGTCTTCTCGAGGCTGGTGGCGGATTCACACCATCGACCCCGTCTGGGGTATCTGGGGCGGTTTATCCTCTAACTCCAGTGGGTACACCGACCAATATGCAAAGCCACGATCTGCTTACAGGGACTATTTTCGCTACGCCGTTTGTTTGTCCTGCAGGAGGATTGTCTTTGTCAACTGATACGAGTGTCGGATGCACCATCAATATCCTGGTCGCCGGAGCTTCTTCAACAGTGTTAGTCGGTATCTATGACGCCGATTCTGGGAACAGCCCTCAAACTAAATTGGCGACGGCGACTTTTGATGTGTCAACAACTGGTGTCAAAACGAATGCTTGGGACACGGCAGTCGACCTGACAGCGGGGCAGCTTTACTGGGTCGCACATTTGAGGCCAAATGGTGAAACGGGGACGATCTCTGTTGATTCAATTAGAGACATTTACTGCCCCATGATAGGATGGACAACCGCAGCGTTCGAGTTCACCAATGTTGCCCATGACACAGGTTCTCAGACGACACTACCGGCAACCTGGAGTGCTGCAAGTAATGCCTACGATAGAAACATCGTGGTCATAGGAGTACCGGTGTGATATGAATAGAGCGAGATATGAGAATGATGTGCTCGTCGAGCACTTCGATGTGTCGTGGGATCAGGTACGCTCGAAGCGCAATCAAGCTCTCCTCGAGTGTGACTGGCGCGCTCTGAAAGACGTCGTGCTGTCGACAGCCTGGAAGGAGTACCGCCAGGAGCTACGTGATCTCGGCGGCTTCGCCTCGAGCAACGAAGCTGCAGACAACTGGCCGGTGATGCCAGATGCCTGAACATCACGAACACGATGACGAGACCTTCCTCGAGCAAGTCCAGCGCCTCGTCGTCGACAACGCCTTTGCATTCGTTCTGGGCTGGCTCCTGGGCGCGGGACATGTCCTGTCCCTCTTCTCTGATCTGGCCGGTGCGTTCTCATGACCAAGAGAAAACCGGACTGGATTCTCTGATTGCTGCAGTTCAGTTCAAGCAAGTTAGCTCTGGCCTCGGATCAGTGCTGCAGGGTTTAGGAGTTCCAGAGATCACCAAGACACTCAAAGACCCCACCGAGATGGTCCAGATTTTCTATTCGATTGCGATGATCCTCGAAATCTTCGGCCTCGAGACTGGTCTGCCGACACCTGCAGATTATCCACAATGGAAGGCCGAGTACGACGCGGCCCGAGCGCAACGAGCTGCAGAGGGCGCGGCTGGACCAGTAAAGGGCGACTTTTCGCTCGGCTCGATCATCTACAACATAATGAACCCAAATTGGGATTGGAGCGCTCCCTGGTTCGAATTCACCGATTCCGAGAATTGAGACTCACTGGGAGGGGTGCTCAAGGTCCTCGGCTGGGGGGGGGATGGGGGTTAGGACCTCCAATTCTTCGCACATACAGCCTTCGACCGGACTTCCGCAGATCAAGCAGATCATCCACAATGTCTCATCGCACCACTCGGCGAGCTCTAATTCGGTCTCAAGTTCCTCTCGCATCCAGTCCCAGCCCTGCCAATGATCGACCCAAGTCCAGAATTGGGAGTTATTCATTACTCCGACTCCAGGCATGTAATGCAGAATCCAGTGAATACACAAGGAATTCCGGTCACCCACAACTCCGCATCATCTGGATGGCATCCCATGATGACCGCCTCAGAGTGAAAGTCTCGGACTTCGAGACAAGCCTGACAAGTGAAGGAATCCATTCAATCACGCCGGTTGCACAATTCTTCAAGCGCGTCTGCGATCCTTCTCAACTGACAACTGATGACCTCGAAGCCATCCTCTTCGTGAAATGAGCTCCACACCGTCTCATGGCTTCGGGGTGCATGTCGCCAGAACCAACTCATAATTCCCATCAGAACCGCCCCCCTCGAATGGATCGTCTCTCAGCAGCCGCCATGACCTCGAGATATACAGCTGGGCCGTCGCCTGGATCAGAGTCGCCCCGCTGGATACACTCGAGGCGATAGTTAGCCACCTTCAGATCCTTCTCGCAGCGATACATCTCGCGGTCTCGCAATTTTTCTCTCGCGGCATCATTTCGGTTCTTCTTCTGGTTGGCGTTGTAGAGGATGAGGGCAGAGCAGACCTTCGCACTCTTTGTTCCCTTTGTGAAGCTCTGGTACACTGCCAGAGCCTCGTGATCGAGTGAGACTGTCACCACCCACCTCCCTGCTTTTCTAATCGGCATGGTTGAGCCTACAAGAGATCGCTCTTGAACCGGAAATGCTTGCATTTCAGGTTCGCGCATCAGCATGCGCACTGGAAAGACTCCGTTTTTCACAAGGACGATAAGCATTTGGAGCGAAGCGCGTCCCCAGACCCAGATTTAGGAGTGCGCGACAGGATTATGGGCGGGCGACGGTTGGTGCACAGACATGGTACTGATAGATACTGCAATTCTGGCCACTTTGGGCCTGATTAACCTCGCTGCGATCGGCTTTCTGGCTCATTGGATCAGAATTCACCTTGACCAGGGGCTGATGGAGATCGATGAGAAGCTCGCGATGGCGATTAAAGCTCTAATTGACAAGCTAATGGCCGGTGAGCTATCGGAGTTCGAGCCTCCGAATGCAATACAAGTCGCGATAGGCGATTTCATCCGCTCGATCGCGCACCAGAAGATGAACACGATCAACGCGACAGTGTCAGAGCGCGGTACGGACGGACAGTTTGTGCCCGCTCAATCGTTTGAATGATAATTATAAGCCTCCTTTCTTAACAGATTGAACATGGCACGCCGAAAGAAAGCAAAGCGCCGAAGATCGCCCAAGACAATCAGTCTCCTGAACATCGCAGAGAGCTACGCCTACGCGAGCGTGCTCACTGGCGGCGTCATGGGGAATTCTCCGGTCGGCATTCTTGGATTCGACGGATCAGCGGGCGGCGCCTACGGGATGGCTACCACCAACGGCACTGCAGGCGCGATGACACTAACGTCAATCGTCTCAGACCCTGGCTCGAGCTTCGATGCCATGTCTGCAAACTTCATGGCTAACTACCAGGCAATGGCTGTCTCCTCGATCGGGATCGCCCTGACCTTCAAGTTCGCCAAGAAACTCCTACGGAAGCCCATCGCCAACGTGAATCGCAACATGATGAAGCCCCTGGGCATCGGAGTGAGGTTGTGAAATTATGGCGACTAACACCGTGACAGCCAATCTCGTTTGCCGAGATGGGACTAACATCCCGCTCAAGGCAGAATTGGCCGAGGGAACCGAATCTAACCTGACAACTGACATCGCGTACACCGTGACTGCAGCCAACATTGGAGACTTCGCTCCTGGTAAGGAGGTCATTGGCGGTCTGGTATCATGCCCGAATGGCGTCGGTTACTCCTACATCCTCTCCCAGGGTATCGTTGCGGCGATCATTCCCTGGAGTGTGGCCGGTGCTGTCTCTGATGGACAGCCCGCACTATGCCAACCATACGTCCTCAAGGCCGGAGACATCCTGAGAGTCATGAATCAGACAGCTGCGGATCGCGGAGCAAGCGCTGCAGTCTATACGCGGAATCGAGTCTCGAGGATCTTCCATGTTACACCCACTGGTGGAGCGACGAACAAGTTAGTCGATATCCAAACTGGCAACTCGCTCGGCGATACACTGCAGGGCGACGTAATTCAGAAATGGTTCGGGACTTCTGTCGATGGACTCCTGATCGAGACTCAAGGCTTCTATGCCGTCGATGCTCTCGGTAACGCAATCGGTTCTTGCAGCGCAACAGACCCAGTTACGCAACAACCAGGCTTTTCATTCGCCTCTGTACCGGTTCAACTGAATTACGAGTTCCAGTTCTTGACATCTGCCTGAGCGTGGTCTTATGGCGAAGATGACAAAAGCGGCTGGACGCCGAAGATTAGCGGAAATACTCTCGAAGTCGAAGAAGCTCTATCTCAGGGGATTCATTTCGACAAAAGACCTCGACTCGATCGAGCGGATCAGTAAGACCAGGTCGAAGCAACTCAAGTGAGGACGCGGCCAATGGTGCAAGTTCCTAATCAGCAACTGTCTGGCTATGGCGGTCAAGCCGCGCTTCCTGCTGGATATCGACCCGAAGACTTCCCTGCAGTGGACTACACTCCCTCCAATGGCAATGGCAATGGCGGCGGTAATGGTGCGAATGGAGGCACGCCAGGAGCACCTGCCGTCGTCATCCCTGACAACTTCTGGGGATTTGTCATGATAATGATGGGGATGAGATGATGACCGACATCAGTCCTCGCGTGTACAAGCTGTTGAAAACCAAAACTCTCGAGGCTGGCGACCAGGAAACTCAAATCCAATTCTCCGATGTGCAGGGCGTCGGGGATCCCATCACCATCGAGGACTTGAATCGAGAGGAATTAGTCCGTCTAATCATCGTCAACTTTGCCAGGTTGTCAGTCAAACAAGAATGGGATGGTCTGTTAGGATGAGATCTGAAGACAGAAAGCCCTCGAGGAGGGTCTTCCCACTACTGCAGAACCTCGACCTCGATACTGTGACGTTCGCCCAGGT